TTGATCGTGACCCATCGGTTGCCGGCGAGCGAATAGAGGGACGTCCCGGCAACCGTGGGGATCGTGGACGTCTTGAAGTTACGCTGCCAGCGTTGCGCCTTTTCGAGATCGCGCAAGCACTGGTTGTAGTAGCCGACGAGGTTCCTCCGGAGAGCCTCGTCTTTGCCGGCCGGAGTGCCTATCGCTTGAGGGTAGAAGCCCTCGATCTTTCGGACGAGCGCGATGTAGTCCCGCATGGCTCCTCGCCTGCGAGTTTACGTACTCGCTCGGAAAACCTGTCGCTTTTTCGTTCGCGCCGGCTCGGGCGATTCGAGCGCCGCGTCGGCGAATTCCGCCTCCGCCTGGGCCTCGGCCTGCAGCGCCTCGATCCCGGCGACGAGCGCGTCGAGCTCCTTCGGGTGCCGCCGGCGGAAGTGCGCCATGAGGGCGATCTGGTCCTCGCCGCGAAACTCCACACAGACCTTGCAGCGGAGCTGATCGGCCGCGAGGATCTGCTCGTCCATCAGCTCGAGGGAGAACTGCACCATGTCGCGCAGCTTGATCTGGACGCCCTTCTTGTCCACGGCATCGACCGGAACCTCGGAGAGTGGGACGACCTTCTGCTTGCCGTGGAAAACCTTGCGGTTCTGGACGTAGTAGTCCAGATAGGGGCCCATGTACGGGAGCCGCCCGTCGAAGCCCGAGCGCTTGTTGCGCTTGTCCGTCGGGATCACGTACCCGTTCGGGGCCTTCACCTTCGAGCGATCCGCCCACATCAGATTCGAGTGTTTGTCGAGCAGCCGCTTATGCTCCGCGAGCATCGCGCGGACAGCCCGGGAGCCGTCCGCGGACTCGTCCGGGTTGAAGTGCGGCGGGATCTCGAAGTGTTCGTCCGGCGGAGCCTCGGCCGCGAGGATATCCGCCGGCGTCTCTTTCCGCTCGGCCACGTTAGATCGGGAGTTCCGTGATCGTGATGTTGCTCCGGACCCCGTAGTAGAGGTTGATCGGGTTGACGACGCCCGCCGTCGAGGTCGTCGTGACGAGCAGGGACCACTGGTCCCCGGCCGCATCCGCCGCCGCGAACGTCCACGGCGTGAAGGGGACGAAAACTTCGTCCGCTCCGAGCGCCTGGATCGCGAGGGTGGCCGTCCCGCCGGTCGCCGCCGAGACGCCGTTTTTCCGGAGCGTCAGGACTGCCGCGGTGACGGTGATCCCGGTGGTGATGACGTAGGAGATCCCGAGGGGAACCCACACTTCCGCCGTCGCGTACCTCTCGCTGATCAGCTTCGCCTGCAGGAGCGGTCCGGAGAGCCCCGAGGGCGTCTTGGCCTTCAGGGTCTCGTTGGCGGCCGTCAGCGTGAGCGAGCCGAGGCTCGTCTTCTGCATCCCGCGGAGTGACCTGTCTACGAAACCCATTTCGCTCTCCTTTTTCCGCTTCCGCTTCCCTCGCGCCTCGCCTCAGAGCGAGTCGGCTCTGACCTGATGCTCCTCGCCCCCGTCGTTGGTGAAGTTCCAGACCTGCACGAAACCCCCGAGGTAGAAGTGGGCGAGCCCGCGATCGCGCCCGTAGCCCTGCGGGATCTTCATCCGAAGATGCGGCGCGAGCGCCACAGCTTCGAGGACGTTGTCGGAGCCGAAGTAGTACCCCGGCCCGAAGCCGACGACGTTGGTTCCCGCCGGCGTGGTGATCGCGTTGTTCTCCTCGACGAATCGGACCGAGGCGTACTTGCCGATCTCGTTGTCGAAGAGCTTCTCCGGCGTCGCGTACTTGGCGACGTCGATGAATTCCGTCGTCTCCTTGATCCCGCGCGTGTGGTCCGTGCACGCCACGCAGAAGTAGTCCCCGTTCGCCATGGCGGGGCACTTGAGCGTCGCGCGCATGTAGTCCGAGATGTCCCGGACGTGCGCCGTCGTCATGAGGGAGCCGGCGACCGCTCCCGGGGTGCCGGTCGTCGAGATCACGCCGGTCGAGGCGGTGATCGGCGTGTAGACGACCTTCCCGAGCGCGTAGGCCGCGAACGCGACCTTGTCGAGCCCCTCGATCTGATCCTGGCGGAGCACCATGCCGACCATCTGCGGCGCGCTCCACTGGGCGAACGTCTCGAACTTCTCGGTCCACTCGACGGCGTTTCCGTACTCCGTCACGACCACGCTCGCCTGGACGAACGGGAAGGACGTCGCCGGAATGTCGTCGGTCTCGCCGAGCCCCGAGACGTTCATCGGGGTCACGAGACGGCCGAGCTTGTCGATGTAGACGCGATCGGCCTTGTGCTTGCCGAAGCTCGACACCGTCACGGTCATCTGGTGGAAGAACGTCGAGGCGGTCGCGCGCTGCCGGATCTCCGAGTCGAGGCTGGCTACCGCCGAATAGCCGCCCTGACCCTGAACTGCCCAGACCTGCATCGAAGTCCTCCTACTTTCCCGCCGCTGCTGCCGCGGCTCGGTCTCTCTTACGCTTCATCATGGGCCGCACGACTTTCGGGATCCACGAGCGCCCGCCCTTGACGTCGAGGTATTCATTCTTGTCCAGGGCGTACTCGCTCGTGATGTTTTCCAGATCCTTCTGCGCGTTCTCGTCGAACACCTTCGCGCTCTCGGCCTCCGGGCCGTACCACTCCACGAACGGGTTCGGGGGCTTCTCCGCCGCCGGCGCGGCCGGCTTCAACGGTGCCGCCGCGGAGGGAGGCGTCGAGCCTTCAACGTAGGGCGGAGGCGGGGCCGCGGAGTCTCCGGGCTTGAACATCTGGCGGAACTTGCCGACGGTGCGCCGCACGTACTCGCCCGGGCTGACATTCTGGCCCTTCTGGCGGATCTCGTACTCCACCGCCGCTGCCGCCGCGGCCACCTTCTCGGGCGACTCCGCCATGTCCGGATTGCTCTGGTAGGCGCTGTCCATCGCCGCGTCGTATGCCTGGGCTTGGAGTGCGCGGCCTACGCGATCGCCGATCATGCGCTCGCTGCGCGCAACCTCATCGCGGACGCGGAGGCGGGTGCCGTGATCGAGCGCGGCCTTCGTCTCCTCGGGCGTCATTTTCAGACTGTCGTTGGCGAAACGATCGAAGGGATCCTCGATCGGCGGGGGCGGCGCCTGGGGCGGGCGATTGAACGCCGCCGCCGCGGTGCGCTCGATACCCTCGCGCCGGCCACGCTCTAGCGCGAGATCCTCGCGGAGCTTGGCTTCCGCCTCGGGAACTGCCGCGAGCTCGTTAGGCAACCTTTTCCTCGTTCTGCTTGTTGCGGCGGACGTCGTACACGGTTTCGAGTGTCGAGATCAGCTCCGTCACCATCGACAGCCGGCCCGCCGCGTAACCCTCGCGCGTGCCGGTTGCGACCTCCCCGAGCGACTGATCGAAGGCGTCCTCGAGGGCTTTCTTCACCGGCATCAGTTCAGCCGGCAGAATGACGGTGACTTTCACTTCTCGTATTTCCCGTTGGAGCCGCCGACGGGGTTGATCTGCTTGAGGCGCGTGCCGAGGAACTGCAGCTTCTTCGGATCGGTGTAGTCCTGATTGGCCTTGACCGGCCGCGCGGACGGCTGCACCGAGGGCTGCTCAGTCGGCAGCGTGACCTCGGTGTACCCGCATTCGAGCGGCTTGTCGGCCATGGCCCTCAGGCTTTCCCGTTGCCCGTTCCGGTGTTCGGGTTCTTCGCGTTGACGGTCTCCGCCTGGATCTTGTAGCTCTTGCGCGAAGTGCCGTCGTTGCCCATGGCGCTGACCGAGTCCTTGACGCCGGCGATCTGCTCGTTGGACGTCGCGGGACCGGCGGAGGGATACGCCATGTTGGTGTAGCCCTTCTTGCCGACGTCGCCGTCGTCCACTTCGTGCGAACCTCCGCGCTTGGCGGCGTTCGACTCGGAGAGGGCTTCCAGCGGTCCAGTCTGCTTCATTGGCTTGTCTCCCTATTCGCTGTCATAAACCCTAGCACGCGGCGCAAGTGCGTCCGGGGCGAGGGTCTGATCGGCCGTCGTCACGACCGGCACGACGCGGTTCTCGGTCTGCATCGAGGAGGGGTGAAGGATCCCGACGGAGCCCGCGAGATCCTCCATGCGGAGGCCGTCGGGCGGGGTCCGGTCGAGCTTGATGATTACGCCCAGGACGGGCACGATCGCGTAGCGACCGTGGAGCTTTTCCCCGCGGGTGCGCCAGAGCAGCGGCGGCGCCATTTTCCGCGCGCCGAGCTCCTCGTAGGCGCGCATGCACCACTGGGCGAGCCAGCCGTACCAGTTGCTTTCGTTGCGCCCCGTGCCAATGCCCGTCGCCGCCTTGATCTTGCGGTTGGAGGGGACCGGCTTCGAGGTGTCCAGATGGATCGCGTAGCTCCATCCGCGGCGGAACTCTCGCGCGTTCATCTGCTGATCTATCACGAGCCGATCCGGCAGGTACTTGTGGAACGCCGCGGTGCCGAGCGAATCGACGCACGCGAGCGCCTTCATGAAATTCCAGCGCTCCTGCACCGAGGAGACGTCATGCACCGCGGGCAGATCGTCGTAGCGCGGCTTCGGTATCGAGTCCATCCCGAGCGCCTTCGCAACCTCCGCGCGGCGCTCCGGGGTCATTTGCCCGCGCTCGTCGTAGTTCGTGCTCACGCTGCCCGTCCCGCCTCGCCGGCGAGGGACGCCATGCTGTTGTGCGGATTCGTCGCGCTGCCGCCGGGGTTGCCGTCGGGCCCGCCGGTGCCGCCGAACTTCACGCCTCCGGGCGCCGCGGTGGGCCCGGGCGCCATGCCGCCGGTGAGCTGCATAATTTGCATCGCCTGTAGCGCCTGGATCATCGCCTCGCTCTGAGACAGCACCATCCGCTTCGGCTGGCGGAAAAGTTCGAGCATCTGCCGGAGCTGCTCCGGCTTGTTGAGGAACATCGAGAGGAGCGGGTCGGCGGCGACGGTGCGGACAAAGTCGGCCGTCTCCTGCAGCCGCTTCTGGCGGGTGATCTCGTTGGTGATGCCGACGGCCTTGAATTCGGAATCGAGGTAGCACACGCGCCAGCGCTCCGCCGGCGACATGGCGCTGATCTGCTGGATGAACTGCAACGCTTCCGGGTCGTCGCCGAAGGCGCGCTGCAGCTCGATCTCGTCGTACTGGTCCTCGAACTGGATCATCGTCAGGTAGGTCATTTTCAACAGCGGCCCGATCCCCTGATCCTGCAGGTGAACCGCGGCGTCGTTGAAATTCTCCTGCGCGGCCTGGGAACGGACGCGGGCTTCCTCGGCGGTCTTGCGGTTGTTGGAGAGCTGATTGCCCGTTGCGAATTCCGGCACCGTCGAGCTGATCTGATACCAGTTCACGAGCCGGTCGAGGATCGCCAGATCCATCGGCACCACCGGCTGGAAGCCTTCGACGGGGTAGAAAATCTTCTTGTCGGGCCCAGGCTTGCGCCGCCACATTTTGCCGGGCGCGAACTTCGGTCGGCCGCCGGCGGCGATCGACGGATCCTTCGACGCCTGCTCGTCGTACTCGAGAGTCGGCACCTGCAGCATCGCCTTGTCGAGAATGACGTTCGCCTGCTCGTTGAGCGCGTCCTGCAGCTTGCGGTTCTGGTAGAGCAACCCGTAGCCGTACACCTGATGGGGCAACAGCTTCGCCTGCAGAATGATGTACGGCGGAGCGCCGTGGAGAAACGGGTTGCGCTGCGGGTAGCGGATGCAGAGCCGCTTGTCGACGAACGTCGCGACGATGTTGCGGAAGAGGACGGCGCCGGTCGAGGGGTCGGGGAAGTCGCCCCAAAACTCGTAGACGTCCACGGTCTGATCGAAGCCGGCCTGCCCCGCAGGGGTCGCGAGGTCGCGGCGGATCGTCGCCGACTGCATCGTTTGCTTGTCGTCCCGCATGCCCGGGCGCACCATCCGGACGTACTTCGGATCGTAGACCGCGCGGCGGATCACCGTGCCGTTTTCGTCCCGGAGATCCTTCGTCAGCGGCCAGAGGTCCGAGACGTAGCGCGTGGTTTTCTGGATCAGGAATCGGTTCTTGCCCGAGGGGTCGAGCCAGAGATCCGTCGGGATCGGGTTCTCGAATTTCACGCGCTTGCGCGTGCGGATCGCGTCGATGAACTTCCAGCGGCCCTGCTCCGCGATGATCGTGTTGGCGAGCCGGAGCTTCGCCGGCTCCCACTGGGTGTCGGTGTAGGGCTCCTGATCGGCCTGGAAGTGGATTTTGACGACGCCGAGTCCGCAAATCAGCGCGTCCTTGATCGCCGCCTTGATCTCGGGCATGCCCTTGGATTTGCGGATCTGCCACTTCGTGGACTTCTTCGCCCACTCGGTGAGCAGGTCGTCGGCGCGGCGGTCGGGATCGACCTCGAAGAAATCCTCGCTCTCGAAGATTGCCTGGAAGATCCGGCCCGAGGCGACGTCGATCGCCTGCGACGGAAGCGGGATGTTGACGTCGGCCTGCCAGCCTTCCTTCTTCGTGGAGTTGGTCGAGCCGTTGTATTGCGCGTAGGCCGCGAGCATGTCCGGGATGAAGGGCTGGCGGTAGTTGTCGCAGTAGTCGAAGAGCGTAGCGAACTTATTGGCGAGAACCTCGGGGGTGAGAAGCGAGACGTCGCCGGGGGAAAACCACGAGGCGCCGACGCCGTGTTCCGCGGTCGCATCCGCGCCGCGGAGCTGGACGTCGGAGGGTTCCGCCGGCTGGCTAGCGAGTACGCTCACGAGCCTTCAACGCGCGAATGTTCTGCTCCGACTCCGAGAGCTTGCGGATCCCATAGACGCCCTGCTCCGTTCGGGAGTGCAGACGCCACTGGTTCAGATTGGCGCAGAGCATCGCAAGGAATCGGTCTCCCTTGCAGTGCTCGCAAACGAACCGCGCGACCCAGGCGTGACGCCCGGGGCCGAGGCTCGAGACGTAGGCCAGGAACTGCGCGCCGAAGGAGGGCTCGCCACAGTCGGCGCACTCCGGCACGAATCCGACCGGGAAAGGGGTGGACCGCGGCGAGAACCACGTTTCGTCGCTAGCGGTAGGAGTACGCTGCGAATGTTTCGTCCGCGGCGCTGGCGCTTCCGCTGGCGGTAGCGGTCCCGTAGGTGCCACTGGTGACCATTTCTCCTGCAACCGATTGTGCCACGAAGCGCAAGGCGTCACAGACGTCGTCGTATCCGTTGCCCTTGACGGGCTCTCGGTGCTCGCCCTTCTCGGGGTAGTAGTACATGCCGCGGAGGGCCTCGCGCAGCGTCTCGCATCGCTCGTCCACGAGAAACGCCGTCAGCATCTTCCCCTCGTAGGGGACGGGCTTGCGCATCAGCGCGCGCACGACGTCCAGGCCGTTCTCGATCCGGTCCTTCTTCAACCCCTCGAAGTTCGTGCAGAGCCGCTCCTCGGTGTACTCGATCGGGGTAACGCCGGAATCGTCAATCTGTTGGCCCGCGATGTCTCCAAAGTCCCGGTAGGCCGTCGGGTGCCGGTAAGGAAATTCGGCAGCCTGGACAGCCAGGACTTGGTCAACGAGTCGATCGCGGGCGACGCGCTTGGGGGTGAGCTCGCGGAGGATGAGCAATCGGCCGTCCCGTGTCCACTGGCACCAAAGAACGGCAGGGGAGCGATAACCGAAGTCCCAACCTCGCAAAACCGGCAGACGCGGATCTTCCTCGATGGTCGCATCGTGCAGCTCCGAGTTGTAGCTGTCGCCGTAGACGGGTTGCCCGTCGAGCGAGTAGCCGACTTCCCCGTAAATCATCATCTTGATCCAGCCCGGTTCGTGACGGTGCTCCTCGACGAGCTCCTCGATGTAGCCGGGGCGCAGGTTGTCCTTGTTGTCGTAGCTCTCGAACCGCACGTAGACGTAGTAGGGGTTCTTCGCCTTCGCGCGCGCCTCGGGCCCGTGCTCGACATTCCACGCGAGGTCGATAAACTTTTCCTTGAGCCAGTGCTTGCTCTCGATCGGCCGCGCGTCGAAAAGCAGCCGATACCAGGGGACGCCGCCCTGCATGCCGGCGGGGTGGCGAAGCCGCTCGGAGAGCACCGAAAAGACGCGATAGTCGAGCTCCTGGGCCTCTTGGATGTAGGCCGCGACGAGCTGTGTCGAGCCGAAGCGGTCCCACTTGTCGCCTGGGACGACCGCGAGCCGGTGATCGTTCTGGAAGTAGAAACTCTGCTTGGACTCAACCCACGTCGCGACGGGCCCGAGGAACTGCCCGAACTCGTCAATCAGCGTCAGATCCGCCTTCGGCATCGACGCGCGCATCGCGAGCGAAACGCCGCCCGCGGTGCGGAGGCATACCTCCGCGATCTCCTGCATGCAACCTGCGCTCTTGCCGCCGCCGACGCCGCCGATCGCGCCCTTGACGAGCTTATTGAACGCGCCCCAGCGGGGCACGCGGTGAAAAATATCCTGCCGCGCGTTGGGGACGTAGGTTTCGTAGGCGACGGCCTCCGCCAGGTGCCGCTGCTTCACCAGTTAACTTTCGGGGTCGGTATCCCCGGCTGGCCGCGGCGTTCGATCGGGCTCCCCTCCGCGCGCTCGAGCGGCTCGTTGTCCTCCTCCGCCGACGCCGAGGGCAAGATCTCGGACGCCGAGCGGGGAATCGGTGAGGCAGCGGAGAATTTGGGATAGGAGGCGTTGGTGATCGTCGAGGCGTCGATCGAGCGCGGCGAGGGCTTCGGTCGAAGGGTCGTCCCGGGCGGCGCCGACGGGAGCTGCTTCCGCACCGAGAGGTCGATCACGTTCACCGCCGGTTGATCGAGGCCAAGATGAGAATTGAGGGTGAAATTCTGTTTGCGTTGGTCGATGTTGATCAGCGGCGCCTTCTTCGGATCCAGCCGCTCCAACAGCTTCATCCCCACGTTGCCCCGGACGATCGGGTGCGAGAGGGGATCGAGCACCAAGTCCACCATCGTCTGCATGATCGTCGGCGCGTTCGTTTCGAGGATCTGATTGACCCTCTCGACCGCCTGCCGGCGTAACTGCTTCCGATCCTCCGGCGTCGGCAACCTCGCGCGCGCGTTCTTTTGCGAGCTTCTGCCTGCGGGTCTTGTCCCTCTCGACCGCCCGCCGCTGGACGTGGAGCCAGTCGATGTCGTTGGCACTGGTGCCTATTCTGCCAGAGTCGATCATCCGCACGATGTCTCCGTGGAAAACGAAGTCCCGGAGCTTCTCGCCGACGGTGAGGCGGTAGATCGGCACCTTCGCGGCGCGGATCCATCGGAGCATCGTCGGAGCCTTCACCGGGAAGAGGTCGTCCAGCTCGTGCAGGGGGATCAGGGTGTCGCTGGCGACCTTGTACCAAAGGTGCGTCTCGCGCGGGGTGAGGTTGAAGTACTGGGGAACGTGCCGCACGTAGGCGCGCGCGACGAGCTGCCCCCAGTCGATCTTGACGTTTTTGTGCCAGCCGTCCCAGTACCATGCGCCCTCGATAATCGCGATCTTGAGCGCCGGATCGGAGACGGGTTTGCCCGTCCTGGGGTGGAGGATCTCGACGTCGAACGCTTCCTCGAAGTCGAACTCGTCCTCGAGCCGATCCTTCTTCACGTAGCGAGCGGGCGTGGTCCTATCGGTGCGTCCACGTCGGGGATCTCGCGCTCGTGGATCAGCACCATCGCCTGCAGGTAGGCGACACCGCCGACGAGCCGGGGGTCAGTGCCAACGACGGCGACGCCCCCGGTCGGCAGGAATCCCTGCTGGCACAGCCCGATCACGCGTTGCTGCAGCTCGGGTGGCGTATTGCCCTGCAGAATCGCGTAAGAGACGGTGCGTTCGACGGCCACAGCGCTACTTCTTCTTCGGCGGGTGATCCTCGCCGCGCTTGCGCGAAACGCGCACGCGATCGGGATCGCCCCCGCTTTCCTCGGAGAGCTCCTCGTCGGCCGGCTCGTCGCCGTTGTTGCCGTTCGCCGGCGCCGTCTCGGGAGTGGCCTTCGCCGCCTCCTGGCTGACGAAATCCCGGAAGTTCTCCGGACCGCCCTTGCCGGGCGGATACTCCGGCGGCGGGGCTCCGACGACGCTGCCGTCGGCCTTGACGACGCCGCGATAGCCGCTGCCGCCCGTGTGGGCCTCGCACAGCTTCTCGGTCGGGCCGGCAGGGTGATCCGTCTGCGTTCCGAACTCCGCCCCACAGGGGCACCGAAACTCCGCGTGCATCGTACCCATACCTCAGCTCCTCTTGCCCTTCTTGAGGGCTTTCAACGCTGCCTCGTTCTTCTCGAAGATCGCCTGCAGCCGATCGACCTCCGCGAAATCCGCGTTGGCCCGGGCGCGCGAGATTTCCAGCCAGAGCCGCTGCAAGGTCTGTTCCTCGGTCTCAAACCGTGGGTGGCTTTTCGGCAAGCTCTCTCTCCGCGTCGAGTGTTTTTGCCCGGAGGTTCATCAGGTAACGATGCCACGAAACCTTCGCGCCGAGGTACGCGCCGGTCCAGAAGGCCATGCCGTAGCGCCGCCCGTTGCCTTCCCAATTCGCGTCGATCTTGCGCATGCTGGCGATGAAGTCCTCCTGCAAAAACTTGATCGCGTCGTCGATCATCTGCCGATCCAGGCCGGCGCTCGCCTTCTCCCGGATCGCCAGAAAGAACAACTCCGCGGAGTCGAGCACGCCGTCGGGCAGATCCGACGGGCGAGCGCGATCCGGCGCGGAATAGCTTGACTCCTCGGACATGAGAGACGTAGCGTATACCTTGCGTGTACGAGAGGTCAAGACGCCCCCGCATGACGGTCTCGAAAGTCCGGGAGATCGCCGACTGGCTCCGCAAGCAGGCCGAGGAGCGGGAGCGGGTGCACGCCTACGATGTGGACGCGAACGGGCTGATTCACTACGTCTACGGCTTCGTGATCGACGGGAT